TCCTACAAATATCTTGATCAGAAGACCCTGTGGCAGTGCCTAGTATTAACCACTCTGAGATCTGAAAAGCTTTTTTACAAATCGTCTCACAAAGATTTACTTTTACTAAGCTATCCAACTTCATAGTTATTTAATCTAGTGTAGATCTCGTCTAGAGTCTCGTTCATGAGACTCACCCTCTCTTCTAGGATCTTCAGTTCAGATCTTGGAAGACCAGACCATTTCAATGTTGGATTAGTAATCGTCAACAATAAACTCAAAGAATTCTCAAGAGATTGGATATCTCTCCTAAGACCAGAGGGGAATACTTTCATAAACTTGCTCCAATAGTATCTACAACTATTGGAGCACCCTCAACCATTTAACTTCCAATTAAATCTGTATATAAAAAATTCCGAGCAGCCCGGCATCTAATACAATAACGTTACCAATCGCGAGCGTAGTATTCCAATAATCAATCGTATGGTCGAGGCGTTCGATCCTGAATCTACCATACCCAGCGTAGGTGACAGATCCTAATTCAGCATGAGATGCCCCTGTTACAACTGCGGTATAGTTTCCGTAATTACCGCTATGGGAGTATACCCAAAGTTCGGCATCCCCAGTCTGGTTCAAGCCAATATATCCAGCGATGTCTTGTAGATTAGCGTAACCTTCCGGCTCTGACACATTTGTTATAGTTGTGTTATTGCTCTTTCCTAGATCACAACTAGCGAAGAGCAATAGGGGAAGTAATAGTAGTAGTTTCATTCTCTTTTATCCTACATATTCGCCGTCAGCCCCAACCATCCAAATACGTGCGTTTGGATCTGTCCCGTATTGGCTGATGATCGCATCTCTTGAATCCTTTAGTTTCGCATTGCCAGTGACGGTCGCAGCAATGTCTACAGCGCGGAAAGCCCATGGCATGAAATCGAATGAGAAGAGGAAATCTTCTTCGCGGATAAGTTTCTTGATTGAGGCAACAGGGCCATCGCTTTGAATAAATGCATTGTTTGCATTGTCAACGAACACTCGGTCAGCGCGGAAGCACTCCAAAGGCAGCGTCTCGTTCATGTCCACCATCCATTGTGACCACCTAGATACGAGAGCCATGTAGCGGTTTGACCAATCGTCTAATCCGTTGATTGTTTCGAGTTGGTTTGCTGCGTCGTAGCACGCAGGCATAATCCAATCGAGGCCATTAAACAGTCCTACAGGGAACCTACCTTCACGAGGTGCGCCAAAGGAGTGAATGCCGGGACTCGTCTCATAGAATGCCAACACGATGTCACGGAGAAAGAATGCGGCGGTTGGAACATCTTCAGTTAGTAAGCATCCTCGCTTTTGTCCTTCAGTGATCGTGTGCAAAAGTCTGCCTGTAGCGCGATCACCGTAAGTCCACGGGTAAGGCTGAACGCCATCTCCGTTTTGATCGCGGACCATGCCAACCGCAGAAGATACAAGCATTGTCGCAAGCCATTTCGCCACCACGTTTGAATGTAGCTTGTTGCCCAGACCAGTCTCAACCAGGATTGGGTTTGGGTCATCAATAAGAGCAAACAATGGTGTGAGCCAAAAGTGCTCTGCGTCAGGACCCGAAACTTTGACAGGGCCGTTGCTTGCCATGTAGACGGCAGTTCCATCTGGCATATCACCAGGGGACTCAGGAGTCCATCCATGGGGTCTACCAGCAGCCTCATAGCCAAACTGCCTGAACGGCGCGTTGGAGTAGTAAGAACGACGGTGACCATAGTTCGCCAACACTGAACGGATGTAGTGCGGGGTTAGCTTATGGGTGTGCCTCCAGCCGTAGCTCGATTGTGAGCCAGATGAACCAGAGTAAGGCGCGATGCCACCCAACATCCAAGACCAAGACCCAACTTCGATACCCTGAGCGTCAGCCATGGCATTAGCTATAGGATTCCAGTTCTTCAACTGAGGTTTGGCAGTTATGCTATCTGCTTTAATATCGATCACTGTCTCTGGTTTGACCACAGGATCAAAGGCAGCGATTGACTCAAGATTGGAGCCATCAGCATTGGGGATGTTAGCTTCTGGGATGTTTGGTAGTTTGTTACGCATATTATTATATATTATCAGTTTAACTAATCTGGACTTACTTTACTTCTTTGCCAAGTGCCAATGCAATGAGGATATCAAGCTCATCCGATTCGGTTTGAGCGGCAATCCCAAGTGCTAGAGCAGCAGTCTCTCTAACTTCTTGATTAAGAGACTTCAAGTAAGGCTTGAACACATCCTTTAGCTTGAACTCTGGGTGATCCATTCCAACCTTTGCCATAGCAATCATACAAGCAGAGATGATATCCTTGTTGTTAGTGGACTTCATTGCCCTACGAAGGGTTGCGAGGATATCCAACTTATCTTCCTTAGTCGGAGCTAGGCTGTTATGTGCAGACTTTCGCGTGCTACCTAAGTAGAAGTCATCCGATCCTGTTTGAGGGCCTTTACTGTGAACGGCATTCTTTAGGTGGATAAAGGGATCCTTATTAAACTCCCACCAGAACGACCATTGAGTAAGATCAAGTCCTAGTCTGGATCCCCTGCCGCCGGTTGTAGGGCCTGTCGATGGTCCCGTAGGTCCCGTAGGTCCACCTGTCGCAGGCCCCTGAGGACCACCTGTAGGTCTTCCTGTAGGTCTTCCTGTGCTAGGTCCAGCAGGACCACCCGTAGTGGGGCCACTTGGGCGACCAGTATTACCACCACCAGGACCAGGAGGGACTACGTCGCCAGGACCGCGATACTGACCTCCGTGAGCATTCAGAGAAGTTGCTAGCAAAGCAACACATAGTAGTTTCATAATCATCATTATTATATAGCTTTAAATCCTGAGTTCCTTAGCATGTAAACTTTATCTTCCCACATAAATACTCTTGGAGGATATTATGTTACTACTAATTAAGTTTGGTCTAAGACCTGTTACGAACTGTTCTGGAGGCTGTTGACCTCGCAAAGTGTTACTTCCCGGCCATTAGAGGGTAGATGTTAAGGTAGACAATCCAAGAAGTCGCAGACCCTACACACCCTGCAAAAAATGCGCTAAGGAAGGTTCCGGTCCCAAATTGGTGAAAGGGATCCCAGTGCAAGGTAGCCCAGAACACTCCAACCCAAAAGGATGTACACAGGAAGCAATTGATTAGCTTTCCTAGGAAGGGTATGTTTTTAGTAAGAAACTCTCTTACTGGGTGCATAAGAGTGGAATTTACAATAATTGTAGTCATTCCAAACGTAGCCGAAATCCAAATTAATACATCTACTAAGTCACTCATATGGGTAATCCTTGGGTCTTATCTACAGGGAGTCTACAGGGGATAGCAACCCCCCACTTCCTCATAAACTCATCTTTGGCCTGATACCAACCTTCTCGCATCTGGCCTGAACTCTCGTGTCGTATCATTATAGGCACTACGTAGTTGGCGTAGCCCTTATAATGTGCTAAAAAGGTCATGTGGATGTCGTAATAGTCCCATCCACTAGATAAATAATCAGGCTGGGACAGTCCAATATCTTTTAAGGTCTTGTATGTTGCAGCAATGAGACATCCGTCAAGAACTACAACTTGCCCTGCGGGACCAAAGTAGTTAGGGGTCATCGTTACTTCATTATCACCCTGCCAGACAAAGCCTCTAGCTTCCCCGGAAAGGCGAGCATTCCACCACGATCCATTTTTGGTGAAATTACAGGCTCCAGCAACTCCTACAAATCCAACCCCTGGCTTGGCTGCTAAAGACGCAAGATAAGAAAACTTGGCTGGGGCAGAGAGAATCTCTACATCATCGTGAACCAAAACAATTATATCGTTATCTTTAAGGGGTGATGCTCTTTCTTCAAGTTCCTTTATATTATTAGAATGCCCTTCGTAGATTGAGGAAGCATTATGCGCTACAACATAGTTTGCGTGATTACTTAAGGTAGTATTAAGACTCTTACTATAATGCATTAGTTCAAGTAATGCTTTGCTGTGCTTGTCTCGGGTACATATACTTAGGTAGATCATTTGTTCCTCCACTAAACCAATCTTAATATAATGAATAATAGTCCAACGATTGAGGACATAAAAAAAGAGTTTGAAAAATGTTCGAAAAGTTGTGAATATTTTACCTCTAGATACATCAAAGTTGTACACCCTATGCGGGGTATGGTCAATTTTAAACTGTATCCCTTCCAGTCTAGAATTTTAACTGAGTTCCAGGATCACAGGTTAACGATCCTTAGAAAGTTCCGTCAAGCTGGGTGTACCACCTTAATGGCTGCTTACGCACTTCATTTTTGCTTGTTTAATCCGAACAAGAGGGTAGCCATTCTTTCCAAGGGTGATGCAGAGGCTAAAGAAGTTATTTCTAGGATAAAAATAATGTACGAGGAGCTTCCCTTCTGGTTGAGGCCAAAGACGCTAAAGAATAACGATCATACTTTATCCTTTGAAAATGGGTCTTCCATTCAATCTAAAGCTTCCGGCAAGCAGTCAGGTCGTTCTATTTCAGCTTCACTCCTTATTTTGGACGAAGCTGCCTTCATTGAGTTTATTGATACTATTTGGGCCGCAGTGGGGCCAACAACTTCGACGGGTGGTCGTGTTGTATGCTTGTCTACCGTAAACGGTACAGGAAACTGGTTCCACAAAATGTATACCCAAGCTATTGAAAATTCTAATGGGTTCCATCCTATTGATATTACATGGAAGGAGCACCCTGAATATAAGAGGCATGAGGGGTTTGAGTGGCTATACAAGCAAATGGAAGAGTATAACCCTCCTATCAATGTTGATAACTGGGAGTCCTCCACCCGAAGGAAACACAGCTTCAAAGAATGGGAGCAGGAGTATGAGAGTAGCTTCCTAGGAACTGGTGCAACTTATATCGAAGGTGAGATTCTTCGTAGCCTGAAAGAGAATTGTAACAAGGATTATTGGATCAAGTATAATAATCGTATGCGTATTTGGGAAGACCCTCTTCCAAACCATGAGTATGTCGTAGCTGCTGACCCTTCCATAGGGAGAGACCGTGATTACTCAGCTTTCCATATCATCGACATCTATAATGGTAGGCAAGTAGCTGAGTTTTATTCTAACAGGACTCCCATAAATGAGTTCGCCAAGATTATATCAGACGAGGCTAATCTTTACAATACTGCTTTCGTATGCCCTGAAAGGAACGGAATTGGTAATAACCTGATTTACTTCTTAAAAGAAGAGTTGGAATACGAAAATCTGGTTATGGATGACAAGCGAGAGATTGGAATTTTGATTACTCAGAAGAATAAAGAGAATTTACTTGCCGATATGGAGCATAGTATTAGATCGGGGAGAGTTTTAATTAACTCGGAGAGATTCGTGGATGAACTTTTAACTTTCGTTATTGACCCTGATACTGGCAAAGTGAAGCCTGATACCAACTGCCATGATGACTTAATCATGTCTTTTGCAACTGCTGTGCATATTTTTAATGGGTTAAGAGGAAATGCTTACATTGAAAGGACAGAAGAGGCTTCTTATACTCCCCTTACGCTCCAGAATAGCTATACATATAAAGTAAAGACATCCACGGATGAACTGACCGAAGAGAACATTAAATGGCTGATAGGAAAATAAGAGAAGCTGCGGAAGGGTTTACCCAATTTGCCGATCCCCAATCCCCTTACAACAAAACCTACGGGTTGATTGGAAGGTTCTTTAAAAAGTTCTTTGCTAGGGAAGTAGAGGACGTAAAGGACGATCAATACGAGGACCCACTCACAAAAAGAAGGGTATCCGCTCCTAAGCCTTTACAGGGCGATACTGTACAGTCAAATCAAGTAATTACGATCCCTTCGGAGTTTGGGCATGAAAAAACCTTCTACCCTGTACTTCCTGCATTAGAGGGTGATAGGAAAAAGAGGTATAAGGAATATGAAGACATGGATGGTTATCCTGAGATATCTTCTGCCTTTGATATTTATTCGGATGATTGCTGCCAAGAAAACATAGACGGAACTTCGTGGAACGTTGTAACCGATGATGAGATGACTAAGGTAGAGGTCCAAAACCTGTTTGAAGAAATCAACATGGGGCGTTACCTTTGGGATATTGCAAGGAATACTGTAAAGTATGGTGATATCTTTCTCGAAACTATTATTGACCTGAACGAAGCCAAAAGAGGCATTCAACGTATTAAGATACTGAATCCAAACTTTATATTTCGGGTAGAGGATGAGTTTGGTTACCTTAAACAATTCCTCCAAGAAATTCCAAAAAAGAATGAGTGGACTTCCTATGGGTCTATTGGTCCTAATCTAGATGATGCTAATATGATCAACCTAGACCCTGGTCAGATCATCCACTTTAGACTTCATACCTCCGATCCTACCCACTACCCTTACGGTAAGGGTGTTGCTGCGGCGGGTAGAGTCACTTACAAGAGCCTTAAGATGATGGAGGATGCAATGCTCATCTATCGTCTAGTTCGTGCCCCAGAGCGTCGTATATTCTACATAGACACTGGG